AACAGATGATACTGAAACAGAATTATTTATTGGAGGTAGAGGTAATCAAAGGTTTATTCCAAATCCTGATTATGCTACTTGCTATTTTATACAATATTACGCTACTGCTATAAACGCATCTAGTGGAGAGATATGGACACAACAGAATTTTGTAGCTTATAGAAATATATTAGGTCAATTACAAGAGGTAGGAAATCATTCGCCTGTTACATTAAGAGATAGCAATTTAGATTATGATGTTACATTGAATGACTTTGGTGGTGCTACTCATAATTATATATCAGTAGATGTTTTAGGAGAAACAAATCATAATGTAGAGTGGAATGTAGTTTTACAGATTACAGAGGTTAGAATAGAGCAGAATTTTAGTGCTAACCTTATACAAAATGGAGACTTTAGTGAGATAGGAGATGAGTTAGTAAATATATTAAACGCTCAAGGCTCACTAACAAGGTGGGTAAATCGTACTGAATTTGGTGTTGATTTTGTAGGTGGTACTCAAAGTGCAGTAAGGTATTTAAGTGATATTCCATCAGCAATAACAACGAATAAAATATATAAAATTAGTGTTGATGTTGAAAACTTTGTTGGAAGAAATACAACAGGTGTATCTAGTTTTGGTAGAGGTTTAACGATAGGAACACCATATAGAAGTAGTAGTGGAAACATATTGATATATACTAAATCTAGTAACGGCTCTTTGTTCAGATATTATGGTAGAGAAACTCAACACACATTTGAACTAAGGAATTTTAGTATAAAACAACTAGACCCAAATAGTAGATGGAATATACAAACAACAACTGCTAATAATGGTTGGATATTCTATGATAATCGTATTCGAGGTTTAGCTAATGGTGTTGATAACTTTTTACAACAGAATTTCGGTGCTAAAATAGGTAGTAGGTATCAAATAAAATACACAATACTTACTAGCACAATTAATGGCGATATATTATTGAGTTCAAATGGTGTTTTTGGAAGTACGCCATTAGACAAAACAGTAGGCACTCACACTTATATTTTAGAGGCTACTAATTCAGCAAGAGTATATGATTTTAGATTTGTTTTACAAAGTACTAACGGAAGTGGAATTATAGAATTAACAGACATATCAGTTAAAGAATTAAGTTATGGAGTTTAAGATATTAGGATTAACATTAGCTATGAAGATGAGTATTTTTAAAGATACTATGCATTATTATGGCTCAGGAATAAAAACAAAGAATAACGAAATAATAAGAGGTAAATGGCAGAAGAAATAATTGCAAAAGTAGGCATTGACACAGGAGATGCTGAAAAGGATTTAGAAAAAGTCAAGGAGGGTGTAGAGGATATTGGCAAGGAAACCGAAAAGACTGCTAAAAAAACACCTAAATTAAGTAAGGGCATTAAGGCTATTGGTACTAGTTTTAAGTCCATAGCAAGTGCCACAGGAATTGTACTTGTTATATCTAAGGCATTTGAGTTTTTACTAGAGGCATTACAAAGAAATCAAAAATTAGCCGATGCGATAGCAATAGTATTTGATACCGTTAGTATCGTATTTAATGAGGTTGCAAATGTACTTGTAGATGTTTATGAAAACATATCACAATCGACAGAAAACTTTGATGCTTTAGGTAAGGTTATGGGTGGTATTCTTACTCTTATTATAACACCATTCAAGGCAGGTTTTTTCGGTATATCTTTAGCGATATATGAGGCACAATTAGCTTGGGAGAAATCAGCTTTTGGTAGTGGAGATGTAGAAAGAATTGCTGAATTAACTATTAAGGTACACGAAACTAAAGATGCACTTGTTGAGGTAGGAGAGGCAGCATTAGAGGCAGGTGGAGATATTGTAAAGAATTTTTCAGAGGCAGTAACAGAGGCAACTGCAATTACAGAGGAAGTTGTAAAAGGTGTCAAAGACATAAGTGTAACAAGTGCATTGGAACAGGCAAAAACGGCTCGTGCATTAGAAAATAATGCGTTATTGGCTAAAACATCACTACAAGGATTAATCGAAGAAAATGATAGACTTGCAGAGTTGGAAAGACAAAACAGAGATGATGTAAACGCAACATTTGAGGATAGGATAGCAGCCAATGAAAAACTTAAAGAGATATTAGATACACAGAAAAAAGATATGTTGGAATTAGCAGACCAACAAATAGCAGCAGCACAGGCTGAATTAGACCAACTAGATAATATCGAAAACCAAGTTGCTTTACAAGAGGCACTAAATGAGAAAAAGGCTATTGAGGCACAAATAGAGGGTTTTTATTCTGAACAGAAAAATAATCAAATTGCTTTAGAGAATGAGTTAAGAGATGTTAAAAACCAAATCGCATTAGAAAGTAAAACTAATCTTGATAGGGAAATCCTAGAGGTAGAACAACAATACGATGAGTTATTTAGATTGGCTATACAGGCAGGATTAGATACAGAGGAATTAGAGATACAGAAACAAGAGAAACTAAAAGAAATTAGAGATAATGCAAGAGAGGAGGAGGCAAATGCAGATGAGGAGGCAAGAAATGCTAATTTTGAAAAAGGGGTAGCAGCAGCACAACAACTAGCAGGTCAATTAACTGCAATAACCGAGCAAAGAGAAAGTATGGCACTTGATGCCGTAGAACAAAGATTTGCAGCACAATTTAAGGCAGCAGAGGGAGATGCAGCTAAAACAGAGGCACTAGAGAAACAAAAAGAGGCAGAAGTATTAAAGATTAAAAGACAATTTGCAGATGCTAAGAAACGAGGTGCAATATCAGAGGCATTAATCAATACATTTACGGCAGCATCTAAATCATTGGCTGATTTTGGTTTTCCTGTTGGTGCAGTATTTGCTGCATTGGCAGTTGCACAAGGTATGTTACAAGTACAACAAATAAAAGCACAACCTGCATTTGCACAAGGTGGTATTGTTGGTGGTGGTGGAACAGGAACTAGCGATAGTATAACTGCATCATTATCAAAAGGGGAAAGTGTTATCAATGCTAAAAGTACAAGAATGTTTAAGCCATTACTAAGTACAATAAACGAGGCAGGTGGAGGTAGAGCATTTGCAGGTAATGAGGGTAGTGGAGGAAGTACTGTTGGTGTTGTAAAAGCATTTGTAGTAGCTGATGATATGACTAACGAACAAGATAAATTAACTAAAATAAGAAGAAAAGCAACAATCTAATGGAAAAGAAAACACAAATAGTTGAGCTAGTAATAGACGAACAGAATGAGGATATGGCTATTGATGCAATATCATTAGTAACAGACCCTGCGATAGAAATAGATTTTATTTACTTAAACAAAGCAAAGTCTAATTTAGTTTTGGCAAAAACTGATAACGAACAAAGGTTACTTGTAAGTCCTGCATTAATACCTAACAAACAGATTTATCGTTTTGATGCCGAAACAAATCAAGAATACTATGTGTATTTTACGGAAGAAACCGTGAAAAAGGCTAGTTATATGTATCTGAAACATCAGAACAATAATAATGCTACAATACAACACGAAGAAAATACAACAGGAGTACACACAGTTGAAAGTTGGATAGTACAAGATACTGATATGGATAAGTCCAAACTATATGGTTTCGATGTACCTGTTGGAACTTGGTTTGTTACTATGAAAATAGAAAACGATGAAGTTTGGGAACGAATTAAAGAGGGGGAATTAAAAGGATTATCTATTGAGGGTTACTTTGTAGATAAAATGGAAACGCTTGGTAAAAGCAAAAAGAAAAAAAAGAAAAAAAAGAAGTATGCACAGGTAGGCGAGATAGATGGCTTTCCTGTATTTGAAACAAAGGAAGAAGCTATTGAAGTTGCTAAAAAAATGGGCTGTGAGGGTTACCACGAACACGAATTAGAGGGTGTGCCTGTATTTATGCCTTGTTCAAACCACGATATATTAGATGCTTTAGAAGAAATCATACATATGGAAAGTTATAACGATTATCCACAAAGTGCTACAAATAATGCAAAAAAGGCTATTAAATATAAGGAAGAAAACGGCACAAGTTGTGGAACGAGGGTAGGTTGGACAAGAGCAGGTCAGTTAGCAAGGAGAGAAAACATCACAAGAGATACTATTGCTCGTATGGCATCATTTAAACGACACGAACAACATTCTGATATACCATATTCAGAGGGTTGTGGAGGTATAATGTACGATGCTTGGGGAGGAAAAAGTGGAGTGAATTGGGCAATATCAAAACTAAAACAAATCGATAAAGATTAGCAATTTGTAACAAGTAACATATTTTTATATTTACTATAAACTGATACTATGCCACATAACAAAACATACTTATCTGCTTTGGACAAATCAAAGTTAGATGAATTGAAAAAAGTAAAATTAGCAAAACTTAAAAAATTACATCTTAGTTTAACTGACGATGCAGAAAAAATTACCGTTGACTTAGAATACGAAATGGAAAACATTATGGATAGTATTTCAGAGGCAGACGAATTAATCAAGGAAGTGCAAACTCTAAATAATACTTTTGATAGAATATATGAGCAACTAGAAGATAGCATGAAAGAGGCTGAAAAATTAAAAACAAAAGGTCTAGAAGTGTTTTTTGAATTAAGAGATGGTGCAGATAATTTAGGGTTAGATGTAAACGACATTAAACAAGCAGTTGATTTAGATGTAGCAACTGTTAATGTTGATGATAGTATTACAGCAGCTGATTCAACACTAGATAGATTAGCAGATAATTTCAATAAATAAGTAAAACTATGGATATTAAAACTAGAATAAGAGTAGCATTAGGTATCGAAGAAGAAACTATTGCTTTAGCCTATGAGGGCAAATTAAAAGATGATACTATTATAGTATCGGAGGCTGATGCACTTGCAGAGGGTGTTGAAGTTATGGTAATGACAGAAGATGGAACAACTATTGATGTACCTGTTGGCTCATATGAGTTAGAAGATGGTACTACATTTGTTGTCGAAGAAGAAGGAATTATCGCATCTATGGGCGAGGCAGAAGAAGTCGAAGAAGTAGAGGCAGAAGATGATGAAGATTACGAAGAAGATAAAGAAGAAATGTCAAATGACAAATTAACTGAATTTTCAGAAGTAGTTATGCAAATCTTTACTGAAATGAAAGAAGAAATAGATGCACTTAAAGAAAGTGTAGCAGAAATTACAGGAACAAATCTTTCACAAGAAGAAGAAATTATTGACTTGCAGGATAAGAATACTGAATTAAAAAAGCAGTTAAAAGAAACTCCTGCAACAGATAATGTGAATACAAGAAAATTTACTAAAACTAAGTCTAAAATGTTATCTGCAACAGATTACAAAAATATGACTGCACAAGAAAAGTTCTTGTATGATGTACAAAACAAAATTAACTAAAATAAATTTAAAAAAAATGGCAAACCCAGTAATCCCAACTAATTATGCAGGAGAATTTGCAGGTATTTACCTTGCTGCTGCATTTAAACAATCAAAGTCTTTAGAATTCCTATCGACTATTGAAAACATTAAATTCAAAAGAACAATGCAACAGTTGTCTGATACACAATCTTCAGACCATATGATTAAAGAAGCATCTTGTGATTTTGATGCTCAAGGAAATTTAACTCTAACCGACAAGGTTTTAGAGCCAAAATTATTAGAAGTAAATTTGCAATTATGTAAGAATGATGTTCTTGCCGATTGGCAATCAGCACAAATGAGAGCAGGTGCTCACAATTCTGATTTTTCACAAGATTTTATGGCTTTCGTATTTTCTTATGTTGCAGGACATATCGGTCAGCACATTGAAAATAATATTTGGAAAGGTTCAGGTTCAGGAAGTCAGTTTGATGGCTTTACAACAGCTACAACAGGTGCTTTTGCTTTAGATGGAAATGTAAATGCAGTAACTAAAACAGCAGCGTTTGATGCTACTACAATTATTGCTAACATTGAAAAAGCAATAGCAGCTATTCCAAGTGGTGTTTATACTGCTGATGATTTATATCTTTATATGAACGATGTATCTTATAGATATTACATTGATGCTGTTTCTAAATTAGGCTATTTAAATGCTTACAATATGCAAGGCGATTATGTACCAATGGCTAACGGTGTTAAAATTGCTGTATGCCCCGGTGTTCCAAATGACACTATTATTGCAGCAAAAAAGAGCCACTTGTACTTCGGTACTGACTTGATTTCTGATGCAACTGAAGTTAAGATGCTTGATATGAGCAACTTGGACGGAAGTGATAACATTAGATTAATTGCTAAATTTAGTGGCGGTGTTCAATGTGGACCTGGTGCTGATATAGTACACTTATCGTAAATTAATAACCTTTGAAAAGTGGGAGTGTTTAGGCACTCTCACTAATCATACAAAACATACATAATGGCTTGTAATTTAACAAAAGGTAGAGGATTAGATTGTAAAAATGTAATGGGTGGTGTTAAGCGTATGTACATTCAAGTACTTGCTGATACAACATTCGATATTGTTTCCACACAAGGACAAATGGAAAAAGTCGTAGTTCAGGAGGGTGGAGTAGCAGGACAAAACAATTTATATCAATACGACCTACCAAGAGGTACTGCCTCTATAACAGAAACAATCACAGGTTCATCAGAAAACGGAACAGTTTTTTATGAGCCAAGTGTAAACATTAAGCTACACGCATTAACGGTAGCTGATAGAAATGAATTAAAATTGCTTACTCAAAACAGATGTATAGTATTCTGTGAGTTACAACAAAAATATGCTAACGGACACAATGTTATTGTTGCAGTTGGTGTAGAGAATGGAATGGACTTGCTAACAGGTACTGAAGCATCAGGAACGGCAGCAGGAGATATGAACGGATATGATTATACATTCACAGGACAAGAGCCTGAGCCAATGTATTTTGTAGAAGATTATACTAACCTACCATTTGATACTGCAGGTTTTGATGTTTCATTAGTAAACTCTTAATAAAACTTCATTTTATTAAAAGGGAGGAGCAGAAATGTTCCTCTTTTTTTTTATTATTGTAATAAATGGCTTTTTTTTATATTTACTATAAAAGGATATGCAATACTTTGAACAAGCTAACGCAAGTTTTCCAACTGTAAAGAATTTACTATACTGCACTTTAGTAGATAAATTAAAGGCAGGAGAGAGTGAAAGTTATTTTATAATTTTGACTAATGATTTAACAAAAGAGAGAAAAGATTTTGCTCCTTTTAATATTGATATGACGGCAAGTTATAGATATAGAGCATTAGATTTTCGATTAGTATATAATAAGGCTGATGAAGATTTAGACAATGGTTTAGTACATTTTGAGCCAACAGGTAGTTATACTTGGGAAGTTGGTTACACAGGTAATGGTAGAATACTTGAAAAAGGAAAAGCTATTGTATATCCAAACGGAACATTTACAACTGCACATAAATTTGGAGATGAGGTCAATTACACAGAACACACTAATCCAACAACTAATACAGTTTATATTCAAGCATAATGAAAAATAGATTATCACAAGTATATTTAGAACAACAAACTGCACCTAAAATTGTCGAAAATGATAAATCAGATTGGGTGGAATTTGGAGAAGGACATTATAGAAATCAATATCCTCAATTTCTCATAGACTTATATCAATCATCAGCTACACATTCGGCAGTAGTAAACGCAACGGCTGAAATGATAGCAGGAAAAAAAGTTGTTATTGAAGAAGATAGTTCTTTAACATCTAATGTAGAATTAAAACAATTTTTTGCCAATATAAACGGAAAAGGTGGTAATGTAGAAGAATTACTAAAGAAAACTGCATTTGACCTAAAACTACACGGAGCGTATGCTTGGAACATAATTTGGAATATAGAAAGAACTAAAATTGTTCAAGTTCATCATATTCCTGTTCAAAAAATAAGAAGTGGAAAACCTAATTCTTTAGGTATTATTGAGGAGTATTGGATATCAAATGATTGGAATAAAACAAGACAAAAACAATATGAGCCTAAGTGTATTCCTGCTTTTGATAGTAACAACAGAACAAGTCCAAATGCTATTTATTACAATGGTTTATATTCACCAGGAATGGATATTTATCACACTCCTGATTATGTTGCTAGTACAAATTGGATTTTAACTGATAATCTTACGAGTAACTTTCATTTAGCTAACATACAAAATGGGTTTAGTCCAAGTTTTTGGATAAACTTTAATAATGGAGTACCAACAGAAGAAGAAAGATTTGCAATAGAACAGCAAATAACAAAAAAGTTTACAGGAGCAGGAAACGCAGGAAAATTTGTTCTCACATTTTCAGATGATGCTAGTTCAAAGCCTGACTTACAACCTATACAACTTTCAGATGCTGATAAACAATATACAGTTCTAAATGAATTATGTATACAAAACATTATGATTGGACATCGTGTAACAAGTCCAATGTTATTGGGTGTAAAAACAGACGGTCAATTAGGTGGTAGAAATGAAATCTTAGAGGCTTACGAGCTATTCAGTAACACAGTTATCGAGCCATTCCAAGAAATACTCTTAAAAAGCCTTAAAATGCTTTGCACGGTCAATAATGTTGAATGTACTATTTCAATTAAAAACTTAAGTCCTTTAAATTCAATGTTTGATGCTGATGTATTAGCTGATGTTCTCACAGAAGATGAAATTAGAGAGGAGCTAGGATATGCACCAAAAGAACAAGTATTAGAAGAAGAAAAAAAAAGGTTTTCAAAACATAAGTCTTTGGATAAATTTATCGAAGAATATGGAGAAGAAGAAGATTTAGAAAATTGGAAGTTGTTAAGTGAAGAAGAAGTAGACCCAAACGATGAACATCAAGATTTTGATTTTGAACACAACCTCAACGAATTGTCTAAAAAATTAACTTTAGCTAGAACAGGAGAGGCAAGAAAGCGAGGTAGTAAACAAGATGGATTTGATGATGAATTTAATTTATATAGAGTTAGATATTCATATACAGGTAAAACTAAAAGACATAAATCTGAAAGAACATTCTGTAAAAAGATGATTTCAGCTAACAAAGTATACCGAAAAGAAGATATTATTGGACAAAAGCATAGTCTCTCTAGTATTCCTGCTAATAAAGGATTTGGTCCTAAAGGTAGTGATATTTACAATATATGGTTTTATAAGGGTGGTGCAAACTGCCACCATAAATGGACTAGAAAAATATATGTAACAAAGTTTGGCGACAAACCTAATTACAGCACAGACGAAATAATTAATAAAACAAAAGCACGAGCAAGGGGTTTTAGACCTGAAGAAAACGACAATAAAGTTTATCAGGCACCTATTGATATGCCTAATCGTGGCTACTTAAATCCAAGATAATGGCAGTACTATTTATATCAGAAGATAAACTAAAAAGAAGTACCACAATAAACGGAAATGTTGATGTAGAACTACTTAGACCATATATGAAAGTGGCACAAGACCTGCATATTTGGACAAAACTAGGTAGTAAATTGTATGAAAAACTACAAAAAGAAATTAAAGATGATACTTTAGCAGACCCTTATCTAAAACTTGTAAATGATTACATACAAGATGCTTTAGTACATTGGACATTATACGAGGCAATACCATTTCTTGGATATAAGATAATGAACAAAGATATTGTAAGGCAGACAAGTGAAACATCACAAACTGCACCACTTGATGAATTAAATTTCTTGCGTAATACAGTTATGAATACTGCTGAATGGTATACAGAAAGACTTATTGATTATTTATGTGAAAATAACACTTTGTTTCCTGAATATAATCAAAATACAGGAGCTGATGTAAGACCTAGCAGACAAAATTTCAATAATGGTATGAATTTAGGTAGGGTAGATTATCAAGGAACAAAAATAACACTTAGAGACTTTTTAGATGGCTCAATATAAACCGAAAAAGAAAAACGAAATAAAGCTTAAAAGCTACATAGAGAGTAAAGATGAAAGAAATAATAAAGGAAAACGCAGATGTACTAGGGTTGAATAGTGTTTCACTATCTATTAGTTTTACAGCTATGCATCAAACATTACAAATAACACTTTTAGTGGTATCTATTATATATACAGTTGATAGATTTATGTACTATCGAAATAAAAGAAAATAATATAAAATATATAAAAAAATGAATTGTAACTGCGAGGAAAAAAAAGATGTTTGTGATTGTAAATCAAAAGATAAAAATTTTTTTGATGCTTGGACTAAATCACTAGAAGAACAAGAACAACCACAGGCTTGTGATATACAAGACGAGGATTGCGAGAATTGTGGTAGTTAATGATATATTTTAAGTACGAAGAATTTGATTGTCCAACTGAAAAAGGTAGTGGAAAGAAGATGGATAAAGATTTTCTTGAAATGCTTGATGATGCTAGGCATATAGCTAAAATACCTTTCAGGATAACATCAGGATACAGGTCAAAAAAACACAACAAAGCTATAAATGGCTCAAAGAATAGTAGTCATATGAAGTTTTGTGCAGCCGATATTAGCTGCGACAATGGTAATAATAGATTGAAAATAGTACACGCACTTATCAAAGTGGGTTTTAGAAGAATTGGGATAGCAGATACATTTATACATTGTGATACCGATAACGAAAAACCACACTCAATATGGCTTTATTAACAAACATCTTTTCAAAACTTTTAGGCGATGCATCGGAAATAGTCGATGAAGTCGTAACTTCACAGGAAGAAAAATTAACACTAAAAAACGAGTTAGAACGCATACTCAACGAAAATAGAGTAGTTATCGAGCAAGAGGTAACTAAACGATGGGAGGCTGATATGAATAGCGATAATTGGCTATCTAAATCAATCAGACCATTAGTTTTAGCTTGGTTAGTGGTTAGCACTACAATACTGATATTTATTGATGCAGGTGCAATACAATTTGTCGTAGAGGACAAGTGGGTTGATTTACTGCAAATAGTATTAATTACAGTTATAGGTGCATATTTCGGAAGTAGAGGATTAGAAAAAATAAATAATGGCAAACAATAGATACAGATTACGACCTAATGAGGAAAAAGTCATTAAGGATATGCGTAACAAAGATTTCAGAAATGTATTAGTTATAGGAGATTTGCATAGTCCTTTCACAAGGGAAGGTTATCTAGAACATTGTATTAATACATACAACAAGTATAATTGTAATACAGTAGTACTTATAGGAGATATAATTGATAATCATTATTCGAGTTTTCACGAGCAAGACCCTGATGGTTTTGGTGCAGGAGAAGAATTAGATAGAGCAATTGCTCAAATACAGCCATTTTACAAAGCATTTCCAAAAGCTAAAGTTTGTATAGGAAACCACGATGCTATTATATGTCGCAAGGCTTTTTCTAGTGGTATATCTAATCGTTGGATTAAAGATTACGATGAGGTGCTAGGCACTTATGGTTGGGAGTTTGCACAAGAACACACAATAGATGGTGTTAAATATGTACACGGAACAGGTAGTAGTGGCAAAGGTGCTACCAAAAGAGTTCGAGAATGGCAAACTAGTGTTGTACAAGGGCATATACATACAGAGGCATATGTTGATTGGTACGCAAATAAAGACAAAAAACTATTTGCTATGCAGGTAGGCTGTGGAGTAGATGATAGGTCATATGCAATGGCTTATGCTAAAAA